GACGCCGTAGCGGCGGACGGGCGCACCATCATCGAGACCCGGCGGCTGGCGTTCTGCTACTACATGCACAGCGAGCCTAAGATGTTCAACGGCGGCGCGCTCGAGTTCCTCGACGGCACCAGCGTGACGCCCAAGAACAACCGGATCGTCTTGTTTCATCCCGTGCAGCAGCATCGCGTGCTCGCCGTGGAATGCTGGAGCTCGCACGTGCTGCACGGTCGCTGGGCGATCGTTGGATGGCTGCACGGCGACGCGCCGGCGGGATACCGCGAGCGTCTGCCGGCGATGCGCGGCGTGCTAGGATAAAGGGCGAGTCAGCCGTCCACCTGCTGACCCGCCCACGCTGGCGTCCCTTCCAGCACCTCTCGAGGTCGCGAGCATAAAGAAGGCCGCCGCAGCGGTCAAACTGCGGCGGCCTAGGAAAGCAGGGCGCGGCTGCTGGTGGTGTTGAGCTAGGGAGGGAGCATCAAGGGCACCACGCGCCCGCCGCTACAGTAGGACATCTGCGCGATGTTTCAAGGATTGTCGCCGGCGCGCTTTCGCTTCGGTAGCGCACGCGCTACCGTAGCGGGAGCACCTGAGAGCGCACGGAAAGCAGATGGCAGGATGGACCAAGCTACACAGCCGGATCGTCAAGAGTTCGATCTGGAGCGCGCCGGACCACGTTCGGATCTTGTGGATCACAATGCTGGCCGAGGCCAACGCGGAAGGATTCGTGGACTCAAGCGTGCCCGGCCTCGCGCGCACGGCCAACCTCGAGCTCAGTAAGACCGAGGACGCGCTAGAGGTCTTGCAAAGCCCCGACCCCTACAGCAGCGACCAGACGAGCGGCGAGCGCATCGAAGCAGTGCCGGGCGGCTGGTTTATCAAGAACCACAAGGACTACCGCGACGTGCGGACCAAGAAGCAGGAGCTGACAGCCGCGCGCACGCGTAAGTGCCGAGCGCGCAAGAAGCAGAAGCTAGAGCAGGCCGACGGCGCTACATGTAACGATGTAACGCAGGGTAACGCTCCGCAACAGAAAGTAACGAGCGGTAGCGTTCCGGCTTCTTCTTCTTCTTCTTCTTCTTCTTCTTCTTCCTCTGCTTCTGCTTCTGCCTCTGACTCTGCAGAGAAGGAGACGACGAGCAAGCGGTCAAAGCCGGCGACTCGGCCCGACGACATCCCCGAGCAGCTCTGGCAGGACTGGTGCGACCATCGCCGGCGCAAGCGCGCGAGCATGTCGCAGACGGTCGTCGACAGCCTGCGCCGCAAGGCCGAGCAAGCCGAGATCACGCTCGCGCAGGCGCTTGAGATCCAGCTGACGAACGGATGGCAGGGCTTCGAGACGCACTGGCTGCCGGGCCGGCGTCAAGGTGGAAACATTCCGAAAACTACACCGCCGCAGACCTACGATGGCCCGACGATCGACGAGCTGTAACCATGACCGATCAAACCATTGACCAGACTCTCGCGCAGCGCATGGCGTTCGCGCTCATCTACGTCGACCAGATCGACACGGACCGCGCCGCCCGCGAGCTCGACACCAGCCGCGAGGAGGTCTTGCGCATGGCTAGGATCGAGCTCGAGCGCCGGCAGCAGGCCGCGGCTCTGGACGGCGAGACCGCGCGCTGGAAGCGGCGCGACGAGCTGCAGCGCAAGCGCACGACCGTAGGCGAAGAACCGCGCACGTGCGTCGCGCACGGCCCTTACATCGCAATATGGACGCGCCTAGACCCGAAGCCGAAGCCGCACGCGGCGCACGCGCAGATGAACGAGGAGGACTTCTGCCTCGGCGCGAAGCCGTCATCGTGCCCAGAGTGCGACCGCGAGCTCCAAGCGATCGCCGACGCGCGCGACGCTGAGATCCGCGGTGGCATGTCCGCGGCCGATCAGCAGAACCTGCAGCGCATCAAGCACGCGAACATCCCGAAGCGATACCACGGCTCGACGATCGGAAACTGGCAGCACGGCTCGGACCGGCAGGAGCGCGTCTGGCGATGGGCGAGCGACTACGCTGCGGACTGCGAGACCGTCGTCAGCACGGGCCGCTCCGCGGTCCTCGTCGGCGGACCCGGCACGGGCAAGACGCACCTCGTCATCGGCGTGCTCAAGCAGTTCATGAACCAAGGCGCGACCGGCTACTACACGACGGCGATGGACATGCTGGGCCGGATCAAGGCGACCTACAACGAGCAGGCCGTCGAGACCGAGACGCACGTCATCGAGCGGCTCACCAGCGTCGACCTGCTGGTTATCGACGAGATCGGCCGGCAGCTCGACACCAACTACGAGGTGGCGCAGATGTTCCGCGTGCTCGACCGCCGAAGCTCGGAGTGCCGGCCGACTCTGCTGGTCAGCAACCTCGGCGTCGCCGACTTCAAGAAGTTCGTCGGCGACCACGTCGTCGACCGGCTACGGCAGCACGGGGGCAAGATGCTGCAGCTAGATTGGGAGAGCCACCGCCGGACCGCCCGGTAGCACCAGGGCGGAAGATTCTGCGGAAAAACAGAGGAAAGGCGCTGGACGTAGCCGATAGGTCTGCTACAGTAACGCCCATGGAAAGCAACGCACCCGTCAAGTTCATCGCTGGCCGCACCTACCGCACGCGCTCGGCCTGCTCGCACGAGACCGTGTTCGGTTTCGAGATCGTCCGCCGCTCCGAGAAGAGTGTCTGGTTCCGCGAGGAGGGCAGCGAGAAGGTTCAGCGCCGAGCCATCTACGTCTATGAGGGCAGTGAGAAGTTCAACCCGTTCGGCGTCTACTCGATGTCGCCGGTCATTTCCGCAGATCGCCCGGTCTGGGCGGTCGTCATGGAGGCCGCACAGTGAGCGGCTACGGCGACATCGGCTACCGCTCGCTCGGCACGCCCGAGCTGCGGCCGACCGACTACGAGACCGACACCGACTACTGCGACGACTGCGACCAGCAGGCGTTGCTGATCGACCTAGAGCACGACGAGATCAAGACCGGCGGACGGCGCTGCGCCGACTGCCAAGAGAACCAACCGACAAGGGAGAACCAATGCTAGACGAGACGCTTCAAGAGCTCGAGACATGGCGGCGCGACCTGCGCACTAAGATGCACGAGCTACTCTCCGACCGCTACGCCGACGACCCGCTGCCGTTGCTGCAGGTCTCGGCCGCTCTCAGCTACCTGGAGAGCTCGATCATGGCCGTCCGCGGCGTGCAGAACGCGCTCGACGAGTGCCGCGACATCGTCGAGCAGATCGACGCCGACCGCGAGGTGACGGCATGAGCTACCGCGACAAGGCCGGCCGATTCCGCAAGCGCACCGGCCTCGACGTGCTCGACGAGGTCGGCGCGCTCCTCGCGCTGCCGGCGATCATCTGGGCGACCCCGTGGCTCTACGGTCTCGCGCAGGCCATGGAGGCGACGCCGTGACCGAGACGAAGACGACGACCGTGGCCGCCGAGGGCGGGCACTGGTATCTGCCGGGCACCGGCGAGCAGGTCATCAGCGTGCCGCGCGCGAAGGGCGGCGGCGAGCGCGCGCCGACGCTCCGCGACGCTAGGAAGCACGGCTGGCTCCCTGGCTGCACCTCTGTGATCCGCGCCGGCGGCGCACCGTGGCAGCTCGTTCGCTGGCAGCAAGAGCGCGCCGTCGAGGCGGCGCTCGAGCTCGACGAGCAGCCCGACGAGGATCGGCCGGCCTACCTGCGCCGAGTCATCAGCAAGGCGTCCGAGATCGCCGCCGAGGCCGCGGCGACCGGCACCGAGATCCACAAGCAGCTCGAGCTCTACTGGCGCGGCGAGGCGTTCGATCCGTTCTGGAAGGATCACGTCCTGGCCGCCGCGGACGCGCTCGAGCAAGCGGTGCCGACCGCCGACACCCTGCACCCGTGGCTCGCCGAACAGAGCTGCTCGCACAGTAGCGGCTACGGCTGCCGCGTGGATCTCCACAGCGAGATCATGGTGGTCGACGTGAAGACCAAGAAGGGCACGCCAGAGGATTGGGCCGGGCGGTCCGGGCGCATCACGACGTTCCCCGAGCACTGGATGCAGCTTGCGGCCTGCCGCGCGGCGCTCGTCGAGCGGTTCGGCTGGGAGCCGGACCAGCAAGATGCGGGCATTCTCTACGTCAGCCGCGACGAGCCGGCGGCGGTCTTCTGCCCGGTGACGCCAGAGCAGCTCGAGCAGGGCTGGGCGATGTTTCAGGCGATGCTCGCTTTCTGGAAGGCGAGCAACCGCTACGACCCGACGGAGTGGCGGGCATGAGCGCGCGCGACGATGTGTTGTATGCGGCGGGCAAGGTCGTCTCCGCGTGGCGGCGCGAGCGGCAGTTCATCCCCGAGGAGCTTGAGGACCAGATCATCATGCTGATGCGAGCCATCGAGGCGATGAACGCCGAGCCGCACGCTCGGAACACGGACCCCGACACAAGCCGCCAGGGGCCGTCTACGGTCCGCATCGCCGGCAACCGCCTCGAGGTGCTCGCGCTCCTACGGCAGCGGCCTCGGACCGACGAGGAGCTCGTAGCGTGCCTGAGCGGGCAGATGTCCGCGAGCGGCGCGCGCACGCGGCGGGCCGAACTGGTGCGGGCCGGACTAGTCCGCAAAGCCGGATACCGGCGCAAGAGCGCGACGGGCCGGGCGATGACGGTCTGGGCCGCGGTCTAGGATTCCGCGGAAAAACAGAGGAAAGGCGCTGGACGTAGCCGATGGATGCGCTACTGTAACACCCATGGAAAGCACCCAACTCAACGCCCGCGCGATGCGCGCGGCGGTCTCTAAGATCCCGGCGCAGATCGACGCCATCAGCCGCACGCTCGAGGAGTATCTCGGCAGCTACCCGTTCGACATTGACACGCCGGACAACCTCATCAACGAGGTCATCGACGGGCACTCCGAGGCGCAGCAACTCCTCGACAAGCTCGCCGCGACGGTTGCGGCGCTGCCGCAGATGCCGCAGGGGGGTGTGGCGTGAGCGTTGACCACCAGAACATCACGGCGGCCTTGGCCGCATTCCACGCCGAGGTCGGCACCATCGAGAAGACCGCTCGAGCTCAATACGGCTCGTTCGCGGATCTCTCGACCGTGCTCTCGGCGGTGACGCCGGCGCTGTCACGTAACGGCCTCGCGCTCGTCCAGACGTTCGACATCGACGGCGACGCCGACGTGCTCGTCACGACGCTCTACCACACCAGCGGCGAGACGATCACCAGCCGCGCGCGACTCGTCCGCGTCGAGGGAAGCGGCGGCCGGCAGAACCCCCTGCACCTCTGGGGCGGGAGCGTAACCTACGCCCGACGCTACACCGCGCTCGCGCTCATCGGCCTCGCCGCCGGCATGGACGACGATGATGGCGACATCGCCGACCCTCCGAAGAAGGTCCGCGTCGCGCCGGCCGCCAAGGTCACGCCGAAGAAGGTTGAAGGCTGGGACAGCCGCGAGCACGCCGAGCAGGCGCTCGACCTCTGCGGCACGAGCGACGAGCTGCAGGCATGGGCGATCAAGACGAAGGCGAGCGGATTCCAAGGACTCGACCGCGACGAGCTCCTCGAGGCGTTCCGCGAGCGCAAGGCGATCGTCGAGGAGTCCGTCGAATGAGCGACGACTACGCAGAGTTCTTGGCGGGCAAGGCTCCCATGATGAATCCCAACGGATTCGATCCGCTGATCTCCGACGACAGCCTGCTGTTCGAGTTCCAGCGCGATCTGGTGACGTGGGCATGCCGGCGAGGCCGCGCGGCGATCTTCGCCGATTGCGGCATGGGCAAGACGGGCATCCAGCTCGAATGGGCGAGGCAGATCGCGGACAAGTCCGGCCAGCCCGTGATGATCTTGGCACCGCTCGCCGTAGCCTCGCAGACTGTTCGCGAGGCGCAGAAGTTCGGCATCGACGGCGTCGTGCTGGCGCGGTCTGACGACGACATCGGCGACGCTCGCATCGTCGTCACGAACTACGAGATGCTGCACCACTTCGACGCATCGGCCTACGCTGGCGTCGTGCTGGACGAGAGCAGCATCCTCAAGGCGTTTACGGGCAAGATCCGCAACCAGATCATCGACACGTTCGGCGCGACGCCCTACCGGCTCGCATGCACGGCGACGCCGGCACCGAACGACCACATGGAGCTCGGCAACCATGCCGAGTTCCTCGGCGCGATGAGCCGCGTCGAGATGCTGTCGATGTTCTTCTGCCACGACGGCGGCGAGACGCAGAAGTGGCGACTCAAGGCACACGCGACGCGAGCGTTCTGGGAGTGGGTCTGCTCTTGGGCGGTGATGATCCGCAAGCCGTCGGATCTTGGACACAGCGACGATGGCTACGAGCTACCGGCGCTCGAGTATGCGGAGCACGTGGCAAAGGTCGAGGCTCAGGCCGTCGGCATGCTGTTCGATGTCGGCAAGATGTCGCTGCAAGATCGGCGCGCAGCGCGGCGTGCCAGCCTCGCCGAACGTGTGCGGATCGCCGCCGAGCTTTGCAACGGGACCGACGAACAGTGTCTGGTCTGGTGCGACATGAACGCCGAAGGCGATCAACTGACGGCAGCCATCGACGGCGCGGTGCAGGTATCCGGCAGCGACACCAACGAGCACAAGGAGCGCACGATGCTGGCATTTGCTGACGGCGACGTGCGCGTGCTCGTGACCAAGCCGAAGATCGCCGGGTTCGGCATGAACTTCCAACGATGCCGCAACGTCGTGTTCGTCGGCCTGAGCGATAGCTACGAGGCCATGTATCAGTCGATTCGTCGATGCTGGCGATTCGGCCAGGACCGCGACGTGCGCGTGCATGTCGTCACCAGCAGCGCCGAGGGCGCAGTCGTGGATAACGTCAAGCGCAAGGAGCGCGACGCGCAACAGATGGCCGAGGCGATGGTCGCCAACATGGCCGACATCACAAAGATCAACACGCAGGGGATTCGCAGGATGACCAACGAATACGAGACCGAGACGCAGCAGGGCGACGGATGGACGATGCACCTGGGCGATTGCGTCGAGAGCATCCGAGGCATCGAGGACGAGAGCGTCGGGTTCACGGTGTTCTCGCCGCCGTTCGCCAGTCTCTACACCTACAGCGCCAGCGAGCGCGACATGGGCAACTGCGCCGATGACGAGGAGTTCCAAGAGCACTTCGCATTCTTGGTCCGCGAGATGTTCCGCGTGACCAAGCCGGGCCGGCTGCTCTCGTTCCACTGCATGAACCTGCCGACGAGCAAGGCACGCGACGGCTACATCGGCATCCGCGACTTCCGCGGCGAGCTGATCCGGGCATTCGCTGACGTCGGCTGGATCTATCACAGCGAGGTCACGATCTGGAAAGACCCCGTCACATCCATGCAACGCACGAAGGCGCTCGGCTTGCTGCACAAGCAGCTCAAGAAGGACAGCTGCATGAGCCGGCAAGCCATCCCGGACTACCTCGTTACGATGCGAAAGCCGGGCGACAACCCGGACCCTGTCACGCACACGAACCAGACGTTCCCTGTGCAGGACTGGCAGGGCTACGCGAGCCCGGTCTGGATGGACATCAACCCATCCGACACGCTCCAGCACCGCAGCGCGCGCGAGGAGGAGGACGAGCGCCACATCTGCCCGCTACAGCTCGACGTCATCCGGCGCGCTTTGCGGCTCTGGTCTCGGCCGGACGACCTTGTGCTGTCGCCGTTCGCTGGCATCGGTAGCGAGGGCTACGTCGCGCTGCAGGAGGGCCGGCAGTTCGTCGGCCTCGAGCTGAAGCGCAGCTACTACAAGCAGGCGTGCGCCAACCTCAAGACGGCCGCGGCCAGCGGCAAGCAAGCGAGCCTGTTCGCATGACCCGCAGCGCCGACGGCAAACTACGAGACGCATGACAGTCATCGAAGAACAGGACGCAGCTTGGGACGAAGCGCCGACCGGATGGGCGTGTTGGCGCGACCGCATGGTGCATCTGGGCCTTAGCCTGCCTATTGATCGCCAGGAGGCCAAGCGCGCGGCGTGGCGGCTTGGCAGCGCATTAGAGCGAGCGCACCTTCAAGATACGGGGCGACGCGGCAAGCTGATCCGCAGATGCAAGACGCACGGCGGCGGCACGCAAGGGCACGTCCACTACCCGCAGGCATGGTGGCCCCGCATGGACGAGATTGTCCGCAACATGCTGGAGTCTCCGCAGGGCCTGCTGCCGTTTGAACGATGACCCGCAGCGCCGACGACAAGCGCGCGCGGTTCCTCGAGGCACAACATTCGCCGGGCGTTCCGGCACCGCTGCACGGTGGGTCTGATTGCCCGCCCAGTGCGAAAGAACGGGCGGCCTCAGGTGCTGCCCACCGTGCAGCGGAATCTTCCGCAACCGTTGCGGCAACCTTTCCGCAGCGTCTACACTGCGCAGACATGGACAAGCAACGCATCCTCGAGATCGTCGGCAACTACTTCGGCGTGAGCGCCGAGGACATCATGGGCCGCGACCGCTCTCAGCACATCAGCATCCCGCGCAAGTGCGCCGCCTACGTCATCAAGGCCATGGTCCCGATCAGCTACGAAGACCTCGGCACCTGGATGGGACTCCGCGACCATTCGACGGTCATGTATTACTGCACGGACATCCGCAAGAAGCTGCCGACGACGCCGATGCTCCAGCACTACATGCAAGCCATCGAGCAGCGCCTTGAGGCCGAGTTTGAGCAGACCGAGCTGCTGCCCGATACTGACAGCGGACAAACGGCGCAAGATGCCTAGCACCGAGGCGCGCGTCATTCTTCCCTGGCCGGACAAGGCGCTTTCCCCGAACGCCCGAGGACACTGGGCGAAGCGCAGCCGAGCGGTCAAGACGGCCCGCAGTCAGTCCTACCTGCTGACCCGGCAGAGCATGACCGAGCAACCCGGCACGAGCTCGGCGTGGCACGCGATCCAGAACATCGCCGACGCCGGCACCGTTCTCGTCCGAATCGTCTTCGAGCCGCCCGGCCGCTACCGCTACGACCTGGATAACCTCGTTGCCCGAATGAAAGCCGGCCTGGACGGCATCGCCGACGCGATCGGCATCGACGATCACCGATTCGAGCTCCAGAGCCCGATCGTCGGCGACACCTTCAAGCCGCACGGTCGCGTATGCGTTACCCTGACGACATGACCGCCAAGAAGCGATCCGTCGGCAGACCGCGCAGCGTCATGACGCCCGAGGTCGTCGAGACCATCCTCGAGCATGTCCGCGAAGGCATCTGGCCCGAGCGCGCCGCTCGCCTCGCCGGCATCGACGGCGCAGCCATGCGAAAGCACAAGGAAAGACATCCACAGTTTGTCACAGACCTAGAAAAAGCCGAGGCCGAAGCCGAGGCGTCGCTGCATGGGCGCATGCTCCGAGCGATGGAGGACAACTGGACGGCTGTGGCGTGGATGCTCGAGCGCCGGTTCCCCGCCCGCTACGCCAAGCAAGACCCCAAGGTCATCGTCCACAACGAGGCGCACGCGCAAGCAGGCATCGCGCAGGTCGGCCCGCCGGTGCCGAACAACGAGGAGTTCGCGCGACAGCTGATGCAGGCGACGCAGATCGCGCAGCGCGTCCTAGCGGTGGAGAATGAGCCGGCCAGCGGATCGTGAGGCCGAAGGCCGCGAGCACCTCGCCGCGGCGCTGGAAAAGCTCTGCCCGCGCGTCTACGGCAACCCGTGGATACCCCACTGGCCGCTACCCGCGCAGCAGACGTTCCTCGGCCTGCACCTGAGCGCGTCGACCGACCGCGTCTTCCAGGCGCTCTACGGCGGCAGCGCCGGCGGTGGAAAGAGCGACGCGCTGCTCATGGCCGCGGCGCAGTATGCGTGGAGCGAGCCCGACTTCGCGGGCATCCTATTCCGCCGAACCTTCACCGACCTGACGCAGCCGGGCGCGCTCCTCGACCGGGCGATGGAATGGTGGGTGCCGAAGGGCGCGCATTGGGACGGCACCAACAAGGTCTTCAAGTTCCCCGGCGGCGGAAAGATCGCGTTCGCCTACCTGTTCAAGCCCAACGACCACCTGCGCTACCAAGGCGCGGAATATCAGTTCACGGGCTGGGACGAGCTCACGCAGTGGCCTACGGCTGCACCATACGAATACGTCGGACTGTCTCGCGTGCGACGCGCGAGCGACAGCCGCATCCCGCTACGGACCCTGGCCGCCAGCAACCCCGGCGGACCCGGCCACGATTGGGTCGCGCGGCAGTTCATCGGCGGCGTCGACCCCGAGACCGGCGAGCATCGGCCGGCTCGGCACCGCTACGTGCCCGCCCGGATCTCGGACAACCCCTACCTCGACCGCGACGCCTACGTGCAGGGCCTCGAGCACCTGCACCCGACCGTCCGGCAGCAGCTCCTTGAGGGCGACTGGTCCGCTCGTGAGCCCGGCGACTACTTCCGGGCGGAATGGTTCGGCCCGCTCCTCGACCCCGAGACCGACCGATGGCCGAGCTCGGACTGCCAGCGCATCCGCTGGTGGGATCTGGCCGCGAGCGAGAAGAGCACCGCGGCCAAGACCGCCGGCGTGCTCATGGCCCGGCACCGCCGCGGCGTGCGCGCGATCGAGCACTGCCGAGCATTCCGGGCAACCCCTGGCAAGCGTGACGACCTGATCGTCCAGACGGCGCAGGGGGACGGCCACGGCGTCGTGGTGGGCCTCGAGATCGAAGGCGGCAGCGGAGGGCTGGCTCAGTTTCACGCGCTCGAGAAGCGCCTCAGGGCGCTAGGGCACCGCGTCGTCGGCGCGCGCCCGAGTTCGATGACGGACCGAGAGCAGCGCACCATGACCCGCGGCGGCGGCAGCATGTCGGCCAAGACGAGCCGCGCCGACCCGGTCGCGTCGTGCCTCGAGCGCGGATACCAGCGCCGCGGCGAGGGACCGGATACCGGCGCACCCTGGCACGCAGCCGACGCCGGCGTCGGCGTGCCGGACGAGCGCGACGGCATCCGGCTGTTCGCAGGCCCGTGGACGGCCGACTACCTCAGCATCGTGGAAGGATTCCCCGACGCCGCGACGTGCGACGAGGTCGACGCGACCAGCGGCGCATGGGCGTGGCTCGAGGCGCACCCGCTAGGCGCGCGGCAGCCTTTTGGTAGCATGTCGGCCGAGCGCAACAGCTCCAGCCATGACCTACACCCCGACGATCGACCGCAGCCGAGCTCGCGGTGGCTCACGCCATGACCCAGCCCGAGCCGAATCCGACCGAGATCATGCCGGCCTGGGTCGTCTGCCGATGCGGCTCGGATGTCTGGTGCATGATTCACCGCGACCACGTGCTCGAGTGCGACTGCCCGGACTACGAGGACTGGCAGCCGTTCAACCCGTTCCTCCCGATGTTCCCGCTGGAGCCTGACGCATGAGCTGCACCGGATGCGAGACTGCCGGACTGTTTGGGCTATACACCTCCGACCTGAGTGTAGACAGCCCCTACCAGCAAGGCGCGTTCTGGAAAGGCCCAGACCCGGAGGCAGAAATCCTAGCGGAAGCCCTGCGAGAGCAGCAAGACCCGTTCAGCTTCGTCTTGGGCCCGCTACAGGTAGCCTTGACCGAGCAACAGCAGCAAGCATTAGCGCAAGCCGGATCGGCTGCGGCAGGGCAAGGCATAGAACCACCTCTGACGCCTACAGGCTTCACGCCGACAGGCGAGTATCAATCGGCAACGCAGCAGAACAGCGAGCTGTCTGGTTATCTCGGAGCTACGGGCACGAAAGCAAGAGCCCAAGAATACGCAGAGTTGGAGGTATTGCTGCAGCAGGGGGGCGTCACCGAGGACGACGTGCAGTGGCCGTTCGGCTGGCGATTCACTAACGACGCCGGCAACAACCGCAATCCGAGCGACCCCGAAGAGATATACGTCATCCCGCTCAACTTCTCATCGGATGAAACGAACGGCAGCTGCAGCTCTGCTAGCTTGCCAGATTGCTCGAGCGGCGGGACGGCGTGCTCGGCCACACTTGTCTACGTGTTTGAGGTTCACAGCGTCATCAAAGCGCCGGCATCAGCTAGGCGACCAGATCCGCAAGAGCCATCGACGTTCACGCCTACAGACCCTCACGGCGTCACCAGCAACGTATCCACGTCTACAAGTTCGTCTGGCTTTTACGTGAGCCAGACGGACCCGCGCGGAGCGCCGCTGTCAGACGCGAACCCAGAGGCTTACGTGTCCACCAGCACCGTCGAGCTTTCGGTGACGATTACATCCACCGGATGCGGCAAGTGGGGAATCTGGAAGACCAACTTTAGGGACTGGGTTGTGCAGTTCGCAGGCTTCACGCAGCAGGCCGATAGCCGCGGCAACGTGCCAGACGAGAGCATGAACTTCGGCGTCTACTGTATGCCATGCACGCCGGTAGTCCCGCCCGGCGGCGGCGGCGGCCAGGGTGGCGGCAAAAACCAGAACCCCAACAGCATCGGCAACTAGGGCACGACCATGGCAGACGTTCCAGCAATCGCATACATCGGCAGCGCTATGGTGCAGGGCGGCGCGAACCCGAACGCCGAATACACGAGCTCTGGCACCTACGAGACCGAGCACCTGCGCGACAAGGACGCGCACCGAGTCTGCCCGGACAACGCGAGCACGGGCGCACCGACCGCAAGTAGCCTGAGCTGGTATCCGTGGTTCGACGGCAACGCCGGCACCGTCTACACGATCAGCGGCGCGACCAGCACGACCGTGACGGTGACCCCGGACCCCGGTTGGACGACGAACGAGTGGGCCGGCTACAAGGTCACCAACAACAACCTGAGCGGCCTCGGATTCCGCAACAAGAACATCGCCGTCGTCAGCAACACGTCCGACACGGTCACAGTCAGCGCGTGGACCGCGACGCCTGAGACCGGCGCGGGCGTCTGGTTCAACGAGGGCCAGTGGAAGGACGTGTCGATGGTCGGCGCGTGGCGCACCTATACCGAAGTGCTCGCGAGCGTCGTGCCGACGCGCAGCGGCGCGAGCTACGCGCAGGGCAACAACGGCGCGGCACCCGACCAGATGCTCGTCCGGCAGCTCTGGGACAACGTCTACAAGGCCAGCCCCTACTTCCAGCTCTGGAAGTATGCACACGCGGCGGCGACGACCGGCGGATGGAACGACGGCGGCACGGCGCGCACGGCCTACACGACCGAGAAGGCGCGCGTCGACGCCGCCTGGACGGCGCTCGCGACCGGCAACACGCTGCGGTGGGACTACGCAATCATCGACCAGTCCGACCTCGACGTGTATAGCTGGCGCACAAGCGGCGGCACGCCAGCGAACGCGCTGCTCTACCAAGACGACCTCGCCGAGATGATCGCGTGGCTGCGCAGCGCCAGCGTCTTCAACAACAGCAGCCTCAAGGTGATCTTGCTCAGTCACGACGCCAAGATCCGGGCGACGCAGACGCCGGCGGGCATCGCGGTCGCCAACCGCTACCACCAAGCGATCGCGCTCGCTGACAGCAACGTCCGCGTCTGCAACCTCGACGGCCTCGAGCTCGCGCTACGCGGCCAGGACGCCGCGGTGCCGACGTGGCAGGGCGAAGACCCCTACTACTACTCGGCCAGCGTCTACCAGCGCGAGTATCCGCAGGAGATCCGCAAGACCATCGACCTCTGGCAGCAAGGCGCAGCGCCCAACGTCCAGAACGCGATACCCGTCTACATCTTCATCGGCGACAGCCTCGCCGTCGGCACGCACTGCGACGAGACGTTCACCGGCGCGCTCGAGAGCCCGACGCTGACGAACACGGTGCGCAACAGCGCGCAGAAGATCTACAACCGCAGCACGGGCAACGTCGAGGCATACAACGCGCACGACAACAGCAACACCAGCGGCAGCGCGCCGGCAGCACCGCACGCGGCTGGGCCAGAGTTTAGCCTGACCGCCGAGCTCTACGCCCGGCACCCCGACACGGGATTCGTCATCATCAAGCGCGGCAGCAACAGCAGCACGCTCGTCGCGAACGGCACGGCCTACAGCAGCGGCACCGGCGGGCGCTGGTCCAAGAGCTACGCCTCGACCGAACACTACGACGAGATGCGCGCCGACATCGAGAACGCGCTGCAATACATCAACGTCACGCTCGAGAAGCAGGCCGAGGTGATGGGCTTCTTCGTCAGTCTCGGCACCAACGACCAAGCCGTCAGCGGCGGCGGAGATCTGTTCACGACCGAGCTGCAGGTCTTCGTCCGCAACCTGCGCACCGACTTCGGCACGCATACGAGCGGCAAGGACACGCCGATCATCTGGCGCAAGCCGCAGCTCAACGCCGGCACGGCGATCAACGCCGAGGCCCTCAAGGTCCGAGCGGCGCTGGTCGCGCGCGCCGCGGCCGACAAGCAGTTCCGGCTGATGGATGTCGACGACATCGAGATCAGCACGGACAACGTCCACGAGACCGCGCGCGGCACGATCATCATCGGCCAGCGGTTCGACGCCGAGCTCAACTACGTGGCCCTGCCTAACTGCTAATGGTCCTGTATTTCGCGAAGACATACCGCCCGCCCGCCGGCGCGCAGGGCAACGCTAAGAAGGTCATCCGCTGGCGCGAGGAGCACGGCGACGAGGTCGCCGGCATGACCCGCGTCGGCTGGGTCCGGGCGCGGCAGCTCGCGAGCGGCCGGCCGATCAGCGCCGAGACCGTCAAGCGCATGGCGGCATTCAACCGGCACCGCAAGAACGCCGAAGTCGCCGCCGAGCATAAAGACGAGCCGTGGAAGGATGCCGGATACGTCGCGTGGCTCGGCTGGGGCGGCACGACCGGCATCGAGTGGGCTATGCGCACCAGCGCATCCATGCAGGACTAGCGTGCTACACTACGCGCACCAGAAGGCGACAGCATGACCACCGAGCTACGACTCCAGAACCAGAGCCAAAACCTCTACGTCCGGGCGCTGTCTACCGCCTACCGCAGCGGCATCCAGGTCCACGACCCGAGCCTGTGGCTGCTCCGCGAGCCCGAGCTCGAGGAGAAGATGCTGCGCGACGCCGACATCGCGCACGCGGTCGGCTATCGGCGGCACCTCATCGCCGGCCAGCGGTGGAGCTGCATCCCGCGCATCACGGGCAGCCCGCGCGCCGACTTGTCGGTCGGCATCGCCAACGAGCTCCTCGACGGCATCCAAGACTTCACGCAGGCGCGGCTCAACCTCGCGCGCGCGTTCTTCTCCGGTGCCCGGTTCGGCACGATCCACGGCAAAGTGCGCACGCTGACGATCGGCGACGGCAAGCCTCGTCGCTGGTGGTGCCCGATGCGCATCGAGGACCACGACAAGCGGCTGTTCCGCATCGTGCCGCAGCACGGCGAGACGCTGACCGCCAACTGGGAGCGGTGGGACGTATACGGTCAAGAGTGGCAGACGCAGAGCGTGCAGGACGCCGCGCACACGATCCGGCATGTCTACCAGGACGACGAGGGCACGCTGGGCCACGGGCGCGGGCTGCGCGAGGCGCTGGGCTGGTGGTGGTATGCCAAGACGCAGGTGTTCCAAGAGAGCCTGCAGGCCGTCGAGCGGTTCGCGCAAGGCATCCTCACGGCCAAGGTCGACGGCGCGCGCGACGCCGAGACCGGCCTGCCGAACACGGAGCTGATCAACCAGTGGCGCGACGTGCTCGAGGATCTGCGCAGCCGGCACGTCCTAGTCTACGACAGCAGCGACACGGTGGAGAGCGTAAGCGTCAGCGGCGAGGGCTGGCAGCTTATGAACACGATCCGCGACGAGCTGCGGTCAACGATCTACACGCTGATCATGGGCGCGAATCTGACGACCTCGGCGAACGATGGCGGCAGCTACGCGCTCGCGCAGATCCAAGAGAACAGCACCGAGGCGCTGATCCAATACGACCGGGAGACGCTCGAGGACACTCTTACGGACGACCTGCTGGGCTGCATCTGGTGGAAGAACCACGCCAACCTGCAAGAGCTGGGCATCGCGCAGGAGAAGCCGCGGTTCAACATCACGCAGGAGAAGCGCGAAGACCCGCAGGAGCGCGCCGCGGTCGCGCAAGTGCTGGCAGGCATGGGCGTCGAGCTGTCGCTTGAGGACGTGCTCGAGCAAACCGGATTCCGCAAGCCTGAGCAGGGCGAGGACGTCGTGCAGAAGGCGGCGGACCCAGGCGCAGGGCTGTTCGGCGGATTCGACCTGCCGACACCAGAGCCGCGCGCAGAGACTGAGGACGTGCAGCAGCCCGAGCCGGTAGACATCCAAGAGACCGCGCTCAACGGCGCGCAGGTTCAAGCCGCGGCCGAGATCATCGACCGCGTCGTGCGCGGCCAGATGCCGCCAGGGACGGCCGTGCGGATGCTCACGAGCATGTTCAACCTGCCCCCAGCCGAGGCCAAGGCGATGGTAGATGAGGCAGATGCGTTCACGCCGGCGCTCACACCCGAGGCATAGGCATGGCAACCGTCTACGAGCGCATCGACGACGACAAGCAGTTCCTGAATCGCCACCTCGACACGGTGGGCGACGGGACCGGAGCGCACGACGCAAACGTCGACGGCAGCCGAGGCGAGGGCGAGGGCGGGCCTGTTCTGTTCCGCATCAACGCGCCGACCGAGGGCACGCATGTCATCCACAGACTGCACGCCGTCGTCGAGGATCAGGGCAACTTCCAGACATCCACATACGGCGCGCTCGCGGAGCTGACGAACGGCCTGCGCATCGGCTATTTCAACACGACAACCAACGCGATCGTCGATGATCTGACCGCAGGCCACCCGATCAAGACCAACTTCGACTGGTCGCTGCACGCCTACCCTGCGACGCTGCAAGCCTGGGGCGGCGGCAACCAGCACCTCGTCGCGATCTGGGACTTCGCCGAGGACGGATGCAGCCTACACGTCAACTCGCTACAGCCCGACCGATGCTTCGGCGTGGAGGTCCGCGACGACCTAACCGGCCTGATAGCGCAAGAGTTCATCGTATACGGCTACACAGTATGAACACCGACAAGCTGCTAGAGGACGTATCCGGCCGCTATGCCCGGCTCTACTTCGCGGCCATCCACGAGCTCTACGTGGCGAAGGTCAGCGGCGACAAGCCGAGCGCGGCAGCGGCGCGCCGGCAGCTCGCGCAGGTCATGCAGCAGACCATGGGCGTGGGCGAGGTGCTGGGCGCGTCGCTGTTGCTTCAGAACCTCAAGAGGACCGCACAGTTTGCAGCCGAGGAGCCGACGCAGACCCTGCTGCCGCGCGTGACGTTCGAGGAGGCGCTCGACGACATGGTCGAACGCGCGCCGGTCACGTTAGTCGACGCAGCCGAGCGCACCGCGCAGCGGATCGCGCAGCTCTACAGCGAGGACGCGGTCATGGCGTTCGTGCGATCGGCGGAGGAGACCGTCACCCGCGAGGCGTCCGAGTTCATCCAGCGCGCGCTACGTTCGGGCGTCGCCGAGGGCGAGGCCGGCCGCAAGCTCGCCATGAAGGTCGACGACATCCGCAAGGCATCGCAGGCGTGGTCGGAGGGCTATGCGCGCATGGTGTTCCGCACGAACATCAACACGGCGATCAGCGCCGGCCGATTCCGGCAGGCCCAAGACCCGGACATCCAAGAGGTCGCCCCAGCGTTCCGGTTCGACGCCGTCGGCGACGGCGACACTCGCAACAATCACGACGCCGCGGACGGGCTGATCATGTCGGTCAACAACCCGGAGTGGCGCAAGATCGCGCCGCCGCTCGGCTACAACTGCCGGTGCCAAGTGGTGCATGTCACGCGCTACGAGCTCGAGCGCATGGGCCGAATCCGTAAGGACGGATCGCTCATCGAGGACAAGGTGCCGGCTGGGGCCTTCTCTGACCCCGGATTCCGACACGGAGGCCGCCCGGATCTGGCGCAGTCCGGTCGATGATGCCTGAGGACTGGCAAAACGTGCGGCAGAAGTTCCGCCGCATAGCGGCCCGCGAGGGAGTCAGGCGGATTGCCAGCGAGGTGCCGGCGAGCCACACTACCATCTACCGCATTATCAGCGGCGACACGTCGCAGCCGAGCCGCGCGCTGCGGGCGGCCATCGAGCGCATCGTAGACGACAGGACGACCGACCATGGACTACAGAACAGAACTGGCGACGATCACGGCTAACGCCACGGTTGCGCAGAACACGGACTTCTTCGGCTCGGACTTCTCCGTGCAGCGAGCCGGCAACCTCGTCCGCATCAGCATCCAGGCCACGGCGGCCATCGCCATCAACATCGTGCCGAGCTCCGGCGCTGTGATACACCTGGGCACACTCTCGGCAGACGCCGTCAGCACCTACACGATCGCGCTCGACGCCGGGCGCACGTTCAACCTGCAGACCTCGGCGGCTGGAGAGAGCACGGTCGAGTTCTGCTGCGTGCAGGAGGTGCAGCAGTGAGCCACGACGTGAGCGGATACCGGGCAACGCGCAACGGCCAAGGGCATCTCACGATCCACGACGTGCCGATCTTCGTCGAGTGCGAGCGCGGCGAGACGTGCTTCGACGCCGGCTGGATCGAGACCGCGGTTGCCAAGGCCCGGCAGGCGGCGGTCGAGGGCTATCTGCCGCCGCTGCACATCCGGCACCACGACGACGGGCCGGTGCCTGAGCCGGCGGGATTCTTCCGCATCACGCGCACGGCACCGATCACCTTCAAGGGCAAGACCCGCACGGCGATCTTCGCCGACCTTGTTATCACCCGGCCATGGGTGGAGGAGGACGTGCTGGCCGCGCGCCTGCCCTATCGCAGCGTGGAGATATTCAACGTCGACAAGCCGGCGATCGACAGCCTCGCGCTGCTCGACCACGAGCCTCCATACCTCGAGCTGCCCATGCTGATGGTCGCCGACGTTGAAGAACCTTCGACGCTGAACGTGGCGACCAGCGGGCAGACGGTCCGTGTTGCAAATGCAACATTCGCCAACCCCTACCTTGCAGAAAGCGCACGCGCCGAGGATGGCGTGGTAGCGTGCTTCCGGCGCGGGCATTCCGCGCACCTACTCACGCAGGACGAGCTCACCATGACCACCAAGATCGACGACAAGGCCGCCGCCGCTTCGTTCGCCTACGACGAGGACGAGGAGAAGATGGGCGACAACCCCGAGAAGAAGGAAGAGATGGCCGAGGAGTCGGAGGACTCCGACGAGAAGATGCAGGACGGCATGAGTGCCGAGGCCGTCTGCGAGGCGATCAAGGCTGGGACGTTCGACATGGAGCAGCTCGCCATGATCGTCGCCGACGCGACCGAGGTCATGGAGGAGAAGGGCGACGCTATGGAGCCGGCGCAAGCGCCCGTTCCCGGCGAAGCGATGCGGCGCATGTCGAAACTCGAGGGCGAGAACGTGGCGCTCAAGGCGCGTCTGGACGAGCGAGATGCTTGCGACCTGCGCAAGACGGACGTGGCCCAGGCGCTGAAGCGTCTTGAGGACCGCCCGCTGGGCAGCGACCTCGAGGCCAAGCTGCAGAGCTACCACAAGACGCACGGCGCGGCTGCGTTCAGGGACTACATCGACAGCATGGTGCAGACCTTCGGAGCTCTGAGCCACAGCGACACGGCTGCGGTCGCGTTCGCCGCTCAGGCTAACAAGACGCCCGGCGTTGCCTTGAACTACACCGAGCAAGGCACGGAGGCCGTCGAGCGCGCTGCGCAGTTCGCTCGCGAGCACGTCGAGCTCATGAGGCACGGCGCGACTCGCATGAGCGAGGACCGCTACGTCGCCGTCAACATGCAACGCGCCGGCTTTGCGGCCGACGCCTAACCCACCCCGACACGGACGAGGACTGAAAGATGGTAGATGTCACTGCACGCAAGACGCTCGCGACGAAGACTCGCAGCGGTCGGAGCGCCTACCCGATCGCCGATGGCGTGACGCTCTTCGAGGGCGCGCTCGTCGGTCTGGAAGGCGGCTATCTCAACCACTGGGCCGACGGTGCGAACGACGTGTTCGTGGGCATCGTGCTTGGCGACGCGCTCGGCGTCTCGCCCGGCGCAGCTCTGACCGGCGACACGAGCGGCACCCCGGTGCCAGAGGCGCGCGTCGATGACAGCGGCGTCACGCTGCTGGGTCTGGATAGCGTTGACGGCACGCCCACTGCGGCCAACGTCGGCGACGTCGTCTACTGCACGACGAGCAACACCGACGACCTGACGCTGACCCCCGGCACCCACCCGATCGGGTTCCTGAGCGGCTTCCGTTCGGCAACCGACGTCGACGTGACGCTGTTGACGACCGCCGAGATGCTCGCCCAGGCCACCGCCTGATCGACACCCTACACCCTGACCAGAGAGAGACAGACAGATGAGCACTGTGATCGCCAGTCAAGTTCTTGCGAACGGGCTGCGGACGGAGTTCGCCGATACCTACTCGGCCATCCAGAACAGGCAGGCGGATTCCCGTCTGTCTCTGGTCATGGACCTGAGCATCGGCGCGACCAACCGCGAGCACGAGTTCGCCTACTTCGAGGCCGCGCCGCACATGGCGCAGTGGACTCGAGGCAGCAGCATCCCCGAGGATGCGTTCGACTCCGTCAGCTTCACGACCCCGGTCTACACCTGGGGTCGCCGCATCAAGTGGCACAAGGAAGACCGGAAGGACGACCAGACGCAGAGCCTCATGGACATCGCTCGCATGGCGGGCCAGTCCGCGGCGCGGCTGCCTGAGCGGTTCTTCTTCAACCTGCTGACGGGCGGGACGGACACGCTGCCGGCGGTGCCGAACGCTCCCGACGGCGCTGCGTTCTTCGCCACCACGGCGGGCGGCGCAAACCGCTTCGGCGTGAGCTCCGGCAACCTGCTGACCGGCAACGGCATCGCCAGCGTGTCGGCTATCCGCACGGACTACTACAACGCCATCGAGCAGTTCAAGCAGATGCAGGACGGCAAGGGTCAGCCGCTGCTCTCGGACGAAGTGATCGACAGCGGCGTGATCTGCGTCCACAGCGCAGCGGATACCGAGGCGATGGAGGAGGCGTTCTTGCAGCGCCGGCAGGGCGAGGTCTACGGCAGCAACACCGCCGCCGCGACGCCCAGCAACCTCGTCCAAGATGCCAGCCGCAACGTGACCCTCTGGGGTTCGCAGCGTCTCGCGACGGGCGACTGGTATGTCTTCCTGCGCAACCCGGCCAAGCGCGCGACGTTCATGCTCGACCGCGAGGGCATCCAGGAATACTCGAGCCTCGAGGGCGACAACAACAGCGACCACACGCGCAACACGGGCGAGGAATACGTCCAGTGGGAGCGTCGCGCGGGCGCTGGCATCGCGCTCCCCTACAGCGCGATCAAGATCAACAACTGATCGAGCGCGGCCACGAGCCGGCAGAGAGCTACGGGCCGGGCGTTCATCGGGAACGCTTGGCCCTTTCTTTTGTAACCATGAAACGGAGATGACCCGTATGGCAACCCGCAAGAAGATGATCCCCGACCTCAACCCTGACGTCGGCCAACCCGCGACCCTCACGGCGCAGAACACGCCGCAGCCGGCCCAGACGCATATCGCCGGCAGCGACCTTGTGCCCGACCTTGATGCACACAAGGCGCAGACCGGCGTGGCGCGCAGCTACAAGTATTGGGTCGGAGTCACCCCGTCCTGCCCGCGCGAGAGCGTGACGCTCGCGGGCATCAACTTTTCCAAGGTCAACGAGCGGCTCGTGCAAGACCCGATGCGCACCGGCAACAAGCGCCGCGTCCCTGTGATCGGCGGCATTGTCGACATCGACGAGCGGCGCGTGCAGAAGATGCGCGACAAGCTGAAGCGCACGGTCATTCGATTCCTAGACGACGGCGGGCAGACCGAGGAGCCGGGCACCGGGCAGAACGTCGGTGACAACCACGTGCGCCCGCGTCGCGGCCAGATCATCACGATCCCGACCGCGGAAGAGATCAATCAGCGCCGTCAACGCGGCAAGCCGACCAACGAATACCGACCGCACCCCAACGACGTGCCCGCCGCGCGCTACATGTTCGCCCAGATCTGCGATGACCAAGACAAGGGCAGCCGTGGCGAATACTACCCTGACACCCTCGAGACGACCGGCCTGAGCTGGCCCGACGAGCTGTAGACATAGACCGGAGCAACCATGAGCGGCACGCCTACCGAGGCAGAGATCCAGACCCAATGGCGTAACGCCATCGACATCCTCGAGACCTTTCGCGCGCATGTCGACGGCACGCACGCCGGCAGCGGCGGTCTCTGGGACACCTTGCTACAGAGCCTCGAGGGCGAATACACGCCGACCGAGCTCGCCAACTGGGCTGCTCAGTTCCGCGCCGGTTGCTCCGATCTGCTGTCTGGCTCGATCGGATCGCAGGCCATCACGCCGATCCTGTTCGAGTATGCCAACGTCATCGACGGAGCCGCTACCGCCACGCAGGGCTTCGGCAGTGGCTTCCGCACCGCGCCGCAGATATTCCGCGCGCTCTACGACTGGTTCGTGGATACCAGCCTGACGGTGCAGAGCCGCGACATCACGTTCGACACCTCGGCGACGGCGGGCGGCTCCAACATCGGCAACGGCGCGTGCGGCCGGCTGACCGTCGATGAGAACGCCTTTGCGCTCGAGGCAGTCCACGTCGAGAAGAAGCTGCTCAAGTGCATCGCCGACCAGAACACAGGCGTGCAGGAGCAGGCCGAGGTGTTCGAGGTGCTCGGCCAGCCCAGCAGTTTCGACGCGATCTTGCGCAGCAGCTTCGGCAGCGGCGCAGATGCCAACTCTACGATGGTCAGCAAGCACGCCGGCCAGGGCAGCGGCGGCAGCCTGCTGACGAATAGCAGCTTCTCCGAGTTCGACAACACGGCCACGCCCAAGTTCACCGGATGGACCGAGACGAGCGGCAGCGCCAACATCGACCAGGACACGTCGACGATCTACCGCAGCCACCCCGGAGCTCAGACCGATGCCAGCCTCAAGCTCACGGGCAGCGCGCTGATCAAGCAAACGCTGCCCAACATGCGTATCCGGCGGCTGGACGTAGACACCCCATACCAGTTCCGCGTGATGGTCAACAAGGCGGCGGGATCAGGCAGCGGCGGCAACATCGTCATCCGCATGGGCAGCACGTCTAAGACGGTGGCGCTCACCGCGCTCACCTCGACGTGGAACGAGGTGGTGCTCGACTTCGACGAGAACCTCTGGGCACGCAGCTTCAACGAAGACCCCTTCGACATCGAGATCGAATGGGAGAGTGCCAGCAGCGGCTACGTGCTCATTGATGACGCGATCTTTGCCCCGCTGGATCAGGTCGACGGAACCTACTGGTGGCTGCGCGGCAACAACACGTCGCACACGCCATGGCTCATCGACGACATCCTGAGCTTCCAGGACACCGGCGGCGCGCCGGCGACCGGCAAGATCCAATACTGGCTCTGGGTATCCGGCTTTGGCTACTTGCCGAGCACCACGGGCGTGCCGACGTTTACTGACCCGACCTAATCATGGCAGCCAACGACGACCTCTGGGCCTACGTCGAGAGCGTTTACGACGCCGACGGACTGGTGACGTTGACCAACATTCGCGACCGCACCGCCACGGCCGTCGACGATGCCGTCGGCCTCGCCGCGGCGCAGTCTGTGATCTACCTGTGGCCGGCCTACGCGCAAGTCGCATTCGATCCGACGGACGGGCTGCACCTCGAGGTCGGCGCGGTCGGTGTGATCAGCGTGCTGTGGCGACGAGGCGGCGCGAGCTCGGCGATCGAGGAGGTCAAGTGGGATCAGGTCTGGGGGCCGGATGGCATGATCCAGAAAGTGCGCCGCACCGACCCTCGAGGACGAGCTAAACCGAAAAGCAACAGCGGCACGATCACCAGCACCGAGAGCGGCACGCAGTATGGCTGGAGTGATCTGCGCAGCCTGCCGGCCGGCTACATGCCCAGCGGGACGGATACCCGGCAGGACTAGGCCATGGCTCGCGTCACCTACGAGCCCGGCGCGAAGGTCAAACGACTGCAGGCCAACCTCGCCGACCCGTCAAAGGCGCTCAAGCAGATCGGCGTGATGATGGTCGCCGAGTCTCAGGCTGCGTTCAAGGCGCAACGATTCGGCAGCACTCAGTGGCGTCAGCGTAACAACCCAAACGTCTTCGGCATCATCAGCGACTTCACGCAGGGACGTCGCAAGCCGCCGGCTCGCCGGTTCGAGAGTCGGCCAGCCCTACGCGACACAGGCCGCCTCGCGAACAGCATCGCGTTTCAGGTGAAGGGCAAGATCGTCGAGGTCGGCACGAACGTCGAGTATGCGTCGCTGCACAACTTCGGCGGCGTCAGCAAGAGCGAGAAGATCACCAGCACCGTGCAGAAGAGCTTGTGGTCTTGGCTCAAGAAGCAGGACGAGAGCCTCAAGGAGCGGCTCGGCTGGTTACTCAATGACGACATGGTCAATGAGCAACTAGAGCAGCGCGTTCCCAAGCGGCAGTTCGTCGGAATCACGATGGAGACTCGCAAGCAGATTCGCGCGACGATCGGCATGGAGATCATGGAGGTCGGCAAGTAATGGCGAGCGGCAATGTTTCCCGAGTGCTTCGAGCTCCTGGCCGGCTGGTCGTCAACCCGACGGGTCTGGGCGTCACCTTCCCCTACGGCGGCACCGAGGTGGGCAAGACTCGGCTCGTAGTGCTCACGTCTTTCAACACTAGCATCCGCATCGAATGCGAGGGACTAGGCAACGAGGCCAGCGACGTGCTGGAGCGGACCAGCCGCTATGTCTTCTCGTGCTTTGTCCGGGCGTGGGATGACGACGCCATCGAACAGTTCTTCGCGAGCAACTTCGTCCAGGGCAGCACGAGCGGTCACTCCTTGCTGCGCGAGCCGGGCAACCGCGTCGCCGGCGCGTCGGCGCTCGAGCGTGCGGTCAAACTGCTCTACGTTCCAGACGACCCGATCAGCAACCCCGCGGTCATGATCTACCGCGGCGTGCCAGACTGGTCGGAGAACGCCGAGCTCGCCTTTCAACGGCAAGAGGAGCTGGGGCTGCCGTTGGCGGTCGAATGCGTCCGAGGCAGCAGTGGCGACATCCTCGAGGTCGGCCGCCTCGCTGACATCACGATCGCATAGAATCCGCTCATGTTCTGGAACAAGCGCAAGCCCGACCTGACCAACGAGGCATACGAGCGGTGGCTGCGCGCGCAGCGGCCACCCTTCGATTGGTTCCTAGCGTTGTCTCAGGTCGAGCAGGAGCAGCTCGCCATCCTCGGCGACGCGCAGATGCAGGATCTGGCCGTGGCTCTGGGCTATGCCATCCGCGACCCCGAGGCCGCCGACGCCGGCATGTCGGCGATGAATGGCGACACCGGAGCCGAGGCGACCCTAGCCACCAAGCTCGCGCAGGGATTCGCCGAAAAGCTGATGAGCATGCAGCAGCACGCACAAGCGCCGCAGCAGACGTCTGCGCGCACCATGAGCGGATTCGGCGACCGACAGCGGCAGGAGGAGAATCGGCCCGCAGAGGCGAGCCTGTGGGGCGTGGAGGCGTCCGAGGCATGAACCCGTGGCAGATGGCGCAGCAGCTCAAGCACGAGCTCGCGACAGTGACGTGGCCGGGAACCTCGGCGACCGTCTTCGGCACCCGTAGCGTCTTCGTCTACGCCGGCGCGCCGCCGAGCGATGAGGAGCACCCGCCAGCCTTCCCGTTCTGTCTGGTAACGATCGGCACGGGCACGCCGGACGAGGACCACCCCGAGCTCATCACGCAATCCTTCAACGTCGTAACGGCGGTGGAGGTCGCCGGCGATCCGCTGGGCGAGCAGGCAGTGATTGGCAGCGCGCGTGCATCGACGGGCCGCAGCAGCGGCGCGGGCATCGCTCAGGTCGCCGAGCGCGTCCGGTTCGCCATCCAGAACCTGACGACCTACGACGGCGCGAGCATCATCGTCAGCGGCAGCGGCATCGGTAGTCCGAGCACGCTCGGCCGCGGCCGGCAGGTAGTCTTTGACGAATACACCGTCGAGGCGCTCTGCACGTCGCAGCCCAACTACGCGGCACCGCAGCAGCTCACGGCGAGCGGCGAGACCTTCAGCTGGGAGGCTGCGCTGTCGGCCAACCGCTACGACCTGACCCGCTACACGCTGGCCTACCGCAACGGCGACGTGCCCGGCAAGACGATCGCCGACATGGACGCGACGGTCTACCAAGGCACGGATCTCGAGACAGTTCACCTAGCCGCGTCTGGTCGCGTCTACCACATCTTCGCGGAATACAACTCAACCGGACTGACGGGCTTGCAGGACTACAGCACGGCCGAGCTGGGGAGTTATCTGCGGCTGTGACCCTACGCGACGACATGGTGTTCCAGGTGGATCTGGGACCGAGGCAGAAGCCGAGCGCCCGCACTCGAGCGCGCGAGGATCGCGAGCTTGCGCGTCAGCAGCGCCGCGGCGGCATGTTGGATCGGCTGCGCCGAGCTCATCGCATCAATCGGCGACGCAAAGCCATGCAGCGCATCCGGGCAGAACGCCGGCGTGGCGCAGTCTCTAGAATGGGACGCCGAGGCATGGGCACCGCAATCCGATCGGCCGGTGCGGGCATCGCCCGGCGCGTCGGTGGCGCGCTGGTGAAAAACCCGATCGGCGCAATCGTCGCCTTGCTCGTTGTCGGCGGCGTGGTCGCACTGCGTCTGGGCACTGGCAAGAGCTTCGAGCAGATGGGCAGCGAGCTCAACCACATGTTCTTAGGGGACATGGACGACGATGCGCGCGCTCGCATGACGGTCCGGCATCGCTTCCAGGGCGATCAAATGCTGACCCGCATCCGCAGTCAAAGCGGCGCGACGAACGCCCAGATGAACCGCATCGCCGACGACTTGTTCAATCACGAGCGACAACTTGAGCGCGGCAAGTCACTCATCGAAAGAGAGTTCGGCGTCAATGGGACGTGGGACATGCTGATCTTGCGGTTCGCCGAGGGCTTCAAGAAGGTCTGGTCGCAGAACGGCGGGCACGATAAGTGGCAGCAAGTGATCGACGCCGCTGGCGCGCATGAGCTCCGACGTGGCAGCAAAAGGATGGGCCGCTGATGGCGCAAGAGACCAAGGTCAAGGTCCGGCTCGATACGAGGCAGGCCAAGGGAGAGCTGAACAACCTGTCGCGCGACAGCAAGCGCACAGCAGGCAAGCTGGGCCAGAACATCCGCAGCGTCGTCGGCCGCGGCATGTCGGCGGTCGGCCTGGGCGCTGGTATCGGGGCCGGCATCAGCGCGGTCAAAGGCGCGGCCGCGAGCGGCGTCGGCGACATCATCAGCGAGTCAACCGGTGCCTATGCCGAGATGGCGCAGCAGATGATCTTCGGCGACATGCGCGAAGGTGCTCGAGCATCGCGCAGTGCTCGCGAGGAGACCATTCAAGCATTCGGAGCGATCGCTGGATCGCGCAACGAGATCCCGCCTGAGGCCCGGCAGTTCTACAACTCGATCAAGAGCCTGCGCATGGACGAGGAGAAGGGTCGGACGTTGTTCGAGGCCGACCCGATGATGCGCGGGCCGGGCGTCGAGAAGATCATCGACCGCATCACCAGCGGCCTCGGCGAGATTCTGAACGATGCGATGACCCGTCTGCTCGGCGCGCTCAACCCTTTCAGCGAGAGCAAGTAGCATGGCAATCGAGAACCCGATCGAGATCACCTACGGCGACAGCGCGATCGGCGGCGCGTCGGCGCAGTATCAGATCGTCGGACCCTACGTGCTCGACAAGAGCTACGACTCGATCAGGCTCGTCGTCGACGTTGTAGTTGTCGCCGAGGACGTCGACACGCTGCAGGTCGCGTGCGAGACGCTGGAAGGCAACTTCCGCAAGCGGCTAGCGGATGGTGACACGTTCGTGATCCGCATGGACAGCAAGAGCTGGACCTACACCGTCGGCGAGACCATGCTGCGGGCGCGGTCATCCATCGCGAAGAGCGGCAACCAAGACCTCGATCGAGCGGCCAGCCGCGGCTACACGATCACCGTCGAGGGCGAGCTGCCGGCAGATGACAGCGTCGACGCCGGCCTGAGAGACATCGAGGTGCTGGTGGACTTCGAGGCCGGCCGGCAGAAGGTCGTCACCATGCGCGGCACCTATACCGCGACGACGGCCGGCGACGCCAAGGCGCGCTACGAAGCCGACGCCGACACGCGCTGCACGTCCTATCTGGATGTCGTCGACAGCGAAGCGACGTTCGAGCTCGTCGACGAGACGTTCACCCTAGACCGCGAGGGCGGCAGCACGCCGGCGGCGCATCTGCTCAACTTCACGAGGCAGTTCGTCGAGCTCTTGGAGAACCAGACGCAAAGCCAACTCGACGACGGGCAGATCAAAGATCACCGAATCACGTTCACCAACGTCAACCAGTATCCGGGCGACAGCCGCGACGACGTGACGCGATTGCAGCGCGTGATCGGCAGCTACGACTGCGCCGTCGACATCGAGCAGACGACCGATCTGCAGGCCGTCTATCGCAGCAAGGTCAAGACGCACATCCGCCAGCTCTTCCAATCCAACTTTCAGCCGACGGTATTCGGCGTCGAGGAGGAGCGCGTCAGCTACGACGAGACCGCCAAGCGGATCAGCGTGTCCTTTCAGTTCATCTTCCAGCCGAGCGGCGGCGAGGCGCTCGTTGAGATGAGCCAAAGCGTCGCGTTCCGCGAGACGCGCAGCATTGACTACACGCCGACGCACAGCGACGACGAGCTCGCAGCGTTCGCAGATGTGGGGTTTGGCGTGCTCGAGCGCATCTGGAATCGCACCGCGATCGCGATTGGGGCCGAGGCACCCAAGCTACGCATCCGCGAGCGTGCGCGGCAAGACGGACCCGTTGGCCGGTTCAACGACAACATCCGCGGGCAGCAGGGGCCGGACAATCGCAACACTAGCGAGATCGAGCAGAGTGGGTGGAACGTCGTGGCGAGCACGAGTCAAGTCACGCCTCGCATCATCGGCGACCCCGCCGGCGAGCAGTTCATCACCGTCACCGTGCTGACCGAGACCGTGACGGAACGCTACAACGCGAAGCCTGGGAATCGGACCTTTGTGCCGATCCAGCGAGCACCGACTACCGGGAGCGCCTAAGCGATGCCCACCGCGCAGAAGCCGGTCGTCAAGCTGGGCGGCGTCGAGCTCGCCGCGACGTCCGGCATTGCGTGGCGATTCATCAGCGGCGTCGCGCCCTACACGACCACCATGAGCGTCCACAAGACGCGCTGGGATCGTCTGCAGGGCAAGCTAGGCAAGCCGCTCACGCTAGAGATCACGGACAGCCGGGCGGTCAAGACCACCATCGAGCAGGTCTACATCCTGCACCTTGCACCTAGCGACAGCCCGCACCGTGTTTCTTTCGTCGTCGCCGACAAGCGTTGGCTGTGGCCCTACAAGCTCGTCGCGCGTGACTTCAACATGCCTCGCAAGACGGGCGACCGGAACGCTCTGGGCGAGGCCGTGCCGGTCGAGCTGCAGCAGTTCGTCGATGAATACGACTATCTGCCCTACAGCCTGCAGCCGCAGCGCACGAAGTGGACCGCACAGACCGCGCTGGAGGCCGTGCTCGAGCTCGTCGACAGCGATGGCTGGCAGGTCGAGAGCTGGCCCATCAAAGACACGACGGGGCAAGGCGACAGCGGGCAGTTCAGCTTGCAAGGCGTCACGCTGCGCGACAGCGGCGACGTCGCGCTGCAGCGTCTGATCAGCTACATCCCCGGCGCGGCGATCTACGTCAACGAGAAAGGGCAGACCGTAGTCTTCGACGCAAGCGATCTGGACGCTACGGAAGAACACTTCCGGCAGCTCCCAGTCGGCACCTACGCCGGCGAGCGCGGCGCGTGGATCGACCGCAAAGCTATCCGGCCTAGCAAGGTGATCGTCCACTACCAGAAAGAGGTCGAGGTGCTCCTCGAGTTCGAGGACGACTACAGCGGCGGCACCAGTTCGCAGCCGGTCGCGAACGATCTATACGTCGACAACGTCATACCGACGACAGACCCCGAGACGACCATCACGGAGTTCGATCCGGGGCAGGGTCGGACGGTGACGAAGAAGGTGCCCCCTGGCACGTTCGTCCGCGTCGACAACTGGCTGAACGCCATGGACGCCGACCGGCCTGAAGGATCGTTGCCGTGGACGTGGGACACCGTCAAGATCCACTGGTTCAAGGGCGACCTCGATGCGGTCTGGGTCCGCGGCAAAGACCTAGACCCCGAGGGCAACGCCGCGATGCGGCTGCAGGCATTCCGCCAGCACTTCCGGCAGACGTTCCGGCTCAACCGCCGATACATGGAGCGCATCCGCAACCTGCGCCCGATCCGCGTCGCGCTGCTTGATCCGGTGACGGGCGCGCGCGCGCCGGCGGCGGTCTGGGGGCAGGGCTGTATCGTGCCCAGCAGCAAGGGGCAGCTCATGGCGAAGCGAGGCGACGACAGCGTGGCCGGTAGCAAATACCTGCGCAACGTCGACTACCTCAACCCCTACTACGCGCAGAACGTGCCGCTGTTGAAATCGCGACCCGGACCGCAGCGCGTCAACATCGTCGACGAGGAGCTCGGCGTGTTTCGCCTCGAGTGGATCGTCAGCCCCTACGGCATCGTCGACAGCTTTCTGCCGTGCAAGCTCGTCAACGAAAACAACGAGGACGGCATCAGCATCAGCCGCGATCTGAAGTATCAGGAAGACGAGCCGATGGGCGCAGGCATGATCATCGAGGGCGGGACGAATGGCATATTCCTCGACGACAGCCTTGAGTGGAAAGCGATCCTCACCGCGGTTCCGTCGTCGCCGAACACGCGGCAGCAGTTCCACCAGATCGAGGTCGAGGCCACGGACATTCAGAGCTTGTTCCAGCGGGAGTTTCGCATCAAGGACGGCGACGGCCCGCCGCTCGAGGTCTTTGTCAGTCCGGGCGAGGTGACGGCGCGCTTTGGAATCACGGACGCGGCCGAGGCATACCAGACGCAGCAGCTACTGTTCGGCCTCGTGAACCCTGAGCCGGGCGAGGAGCCCGAGGAGCTACCCGGCTACACGATCATCAACGAACAGCGCGAGCTCACGCCTCATGCCCGGAGCCTAGCGGCCGAGGTCATTGCTCCGTTTGCCGACAACGTGCAGGGCATTATCAACACCAGCATCCCGCGCGACGGCGTCAAGCTCGTCGGCAACATGACCAGCGCGACGGTCCGCGTGGGCGCTGCTCCGGCCGCGCGCGTCGACGCCATGCACGAGTTCCCTGGGCAGCAGCGTAGTATCCCGAGGCACGCGCTCATGCCAGAGAGTGCGCGTCAGCTGATTCTAGGTATCGTCCCCTTCAAGGCATGACGAGCTTTACCGACTTCACCGACCTCGGCTTCTTCCCGCTGCAAGACCACGCGGCGGCGCAGGATGGCACGCCGATCAGCCGGCGCATGATGCTGGCCGGCGGGCGCATCATCCAGATGACGGACCCCGGCACGGCGGCGACGGCGGCCGATGCGCAGATCCGCTACGGCCGCGAGCACGGCCTGGGCACACTCGGCGACGTCCACCCGTGGATGTTCTGGCAGACCCGCGAGCGCGCGGTCCGCGGCATGGGCTCATGGGCGCAATCGTTCGCGTCGGTGGCCGTCGACGCAGACCCCTACTACGGCAGCATCAACGCGCAGCCGATTCGCGACCGGGCATTCCAGAACGACACCCGATACCGGCCGCTCGACGCCGCGTGGCCGGCGGGCTTCCAACGTGTTCCACGTGGAACACTGCTGACCGTCATGCCCGGCACCGAGGAGTCAGGGCAGCAGGCCGTGGCAATGTGGGCCGATCCGAGACTGGTCGCGCCGAACGCTGCCGGACCGGGCGAATGCGGCACGCTGGTCGTCGACCTGGGGCCGGACCGCGAGCTGTGCATGGACGGCAGCGACACGCCGGGCATCGGCGGCCGTCATGCGCGGCTGCAGAGCCTCCTGCGCGTCATCCCCGTCCCGCCGAACCAATCATTCGCCGATCTGGGCGGCCGTGGCAACACGCTCGCGCTCAACTTCTCGACGTCGGGCAAAGACAACATCCCCAACTTCGGAGCGTTCTGGGCGCGCACAGCCGGCGGTGGAGGTGGCGGCCCGACGACTGGCGGCGGCGGCCCGATCACCGGCGGCCCGAGCTCGTCGACTCCCAGCGGACCCATCACCGGCGTCCCCAGCAGCGGTACCGACGGCCCGAACCGCAGCACGTTTGGCACGCTACAGGTCGGCGGCGGCGCATTCGGTGCCGGCGTCGATGCCGGAGAGGACGAGAAGCAGCCCAAGGACTATGGGCAGTTCGGGCAAAACTTCGTCGGCGGCCACGCTGTCGCGCTCATGTCGTCGATCGGCGGCGACGGTCCGTTGCATGCTGGCAGTAATAACGACAAGCACCGGCACGGCACAGATCGCGACGGGCACCCGATCAACGCCGCGCACATCAGCACGTCGGCCTACTTCTACCAGAACGAAAGCCAGGACGCGCCGATTGAGTTTGGCGGTGGCTACCCGAACCCGGAGCCTCTGCCGATCCCTGCGCCGGCGCACCTGAGCTACGACGCCGGCAGCATCCACGGATTCAGCCGCGGGCTGAGGAGCGGCCTGTGGCGCTTCTGGTGCGAGACGCCGGACATTAGCCCACCGCCGGATATTCCATACGATCCGCCCCCTGGGTATCCGGGGCCGCCGGGGCCTCCGGGGCCTCCTGGGCCTCCTGGGCCGCCAGGACCGCCAGGGCCTCCTGGGCCACCGGGCGGACCTACGACCGGCCGACCGGGCGGACCTACGACGGGCGGACCTAATCGACCCAACCGAACGCCGGGAGACACGGTGCCGACGACGCCGACCTATGGTCGGCCGATCACGCCTAACCCAGGCGGCAAGCGGTTCCCTGGTTATCCGTCCACAGGACCAACGACCGGACCGATGACCGGACCCGGCACTGGCGGCACGCCGGCGGGACCGACCACAGGCGGCGGCGGCGGGCAGCCATCGGTCCCGTGCAAGACCAACCCCATCACGCCCGGACCTAGCAGCGGCCCGACTACCGGAGGGCCTCGAGGCCCTAGCGATCAGGTGCCGCCCGGCCAGCGATCGCAGCCGGTCTGGACGCCTCGAGGCCGCGGCATTGGCGGCGGTCGCGGCACCGTCCCAGGCGGCGGCGAGCAGCGAAGCGAACGCTCGACGATGATGCCGACCGGCGCGGCCATCTTCGGATTCGGTGGCAGCCACATCCTGCCGCTATCGGGCAGTCTCGGAGGACGAGGCGACCAAGGCACGCGCGGGCAGGACGTGCGCACGAACCTGATGCGGCTGTCTGGGCGTAACCCGTTCAACAACGAGCCGCACGTCATCTCCGGCGTCAGCGAGCGCATCGGCAGCGCGACGCGCGAAGACCAACAGCTCTACACGCTGTTCAGGCCGATGGCGCAAGGATTCGCGTCGATCAACTTCCGGCCGCAACTGACCATCAACGGGTTCCCCAACTTCGAGCACAACCCGCAGATGCCGCTGTCGATGTATCTCAACGACGAGCGCACGCGGCCTCAGGTGCTGACGATGCGCGCGTGGGGAGCTCAGAGCGCATCGGATTCGGACTGGCGATACGTGCAGCAGCCGAGCGGCAGCCGAGCTCGAGGCGGAACCGGCGACGGCGGCATATTGCTCGCGCCGCCGCGGTTCGAGCTGTCGGACTACTACGGCATCGGCGGCGACGTCATGGACGTCACCGACACGACGAGCGCGCAGGCGACGGCGAACCACGTCCTGCACGCGCCCGGCGTGAGTCTGAGCTACGGCCTACCCAACGCCAACGGCAGCCTGCAGCTTGGCAGCTCGAGCACGACCTACGGCGGCACCACGCAGCCGCAACTGACCCGCGTGCATACGAGCTCCGGCACGGTCAACGCTTGGACGTTGAACTACAACAGCACCGGAGACGAGGTAGTGGTGGCGTTCGGCCAGACGCAGGCCGTGCAGATCCCATCGGGAACGACGGCACAACGGCCCAGCAGCATCGCGCCGGCGGCCGGCATGATCCGGTTCAACACGACCAACACTGAGGCCGAGGTCTACAACGGCAGCTCGTGGTCGGCGCTTGGCGGCGTCAGCGGATCGCTGGTCAGTCTTGGACTGACGGCATCGGCCGAGCGCCTGATCGGCAACACACAGATCGCCGACGGCAACCTTGAAGAGATCAGCCTCGACGCCACGCTCGAGTTCAACCCGAGCGGCGTGACGCTAGGAATCGCAGGCAAGAGCCTGGGCGCTTCACAGATCGCTGACGGTTCGATCACGGACGCGCTCCTCGCATCCGGCGGGCAATACCACGGAGCCTACAACACCGAAGCAGAGACCCAGCGCAGCGGCGCGACCGCGACGACGGAGATCTACTACACGGCGCGACCGGACGGCGACGGCTACGC